ATAAACTATTATGTATCCCAGTTACCAGAAAACTGGGACATATTTCATGCCTTTAGCCCAGCAGATCAATTTCCTAAATATAACGACACACACGATATTGGTGCCAGAGATATATGTAAAGCATACCAAGATTGGTCTTGTTTATGTTATATTATCAATAAGCGTGGCGCTAAAAAGTTGTTAATGAACGCCCACTTGTTTAATCTTCCGCTAGATTGGTACATGTTTAGACAGCAAGATATATTCAATGTTTATACACTAAAGCCAAAGTCTGAGTTTCCATGCACACTGATGAGCCTAGATTCAACATTTCAATTAAGCGAAACCAGGAAAATATTATGATACCTAAAATTATATGGCAAACTTATAAAGAAGAGATAAATAATTTACCAGACTATGCAGTTCAGGCTATGTCTAGTTGGAATGAAAAAAATCCAAATTGGGAGCATAGGTATATGAATGATATGGAGTCTAGAGAATTTATAAGATCTGAATATGGTGAAGAGTATGCAAAAATATTTGACTCTGTGCCAGTTCCAGTTATGCGTGGGGATATTTGGAGATACCTGGTGATGTATAAATATGGTGGAGTCTATGCAGACCTGGACACGATTTGCCTTAAGCCAATAGAGTCTTGGCTTAAAGAAGATCACAAGATGGTAGTTTGTCCAGAAAACAACTTGCACTTTGTTCAATGGATATTTGCAGCAGAACCAGGTCACCCAGTTATAGGATCTGTTATTGATTTAATGATGGAAAGGCTAAAAAATCCAGACTATTCAATAAAGCATTTTGTACATATACACACTGGTCCAGGGGTATGGACAGATGGAATATACAAAGCTTTAGACATAAAAAAAGAAAAACATGGCTGTGGCATGGAGAATAGAGACGGAATTTGTGAGCATGTCTCGCTTATATCTGATTCTATAGAGTATAATGGATATATGAAAACAAAAAGTCTTGGGTTCTATTGTTACACTGGTCCAGAGGGTGATGAAGATTCTTTTTATGGATGGCGTATATTTCACGACAAAGCAGTCAAGCATATATACGGAAGTCAAAACTGGAATGACGGAAGATATATACAATGGATAGAAGACGACTTGGTTAAGGGGATAAAATGATTATTGGATTAAGTGGATATGCAAGGTCTGGAAAAGATACGGTAGCCGAGATTCTTGTGCTAAATCATGGTTTTAAAAGGTTAGCTTTTGCGGATAATATTAGGAAAGCTATTATTAAGCTAAACCCAATATTAGAAAATGGTAGAAGGGTTGCAGACATGGTAGATGAGTATGGCTGGGAAATTACAAAATCATTTGAAGAAACAAGAAGGCTGCTACAGGTATTTGGCACAGAGGTGGGAAGAGATATGTTTGGGCAAAATTTTTGGGTAGAGCAAGTCTTTGAGGAAATGAATATTTATCCAATGTATGATAACTTTGTAATATCGGATGTAAGGTTTCCTAATGAAGCAGATATGATTACCTGGAAGATGGGAGAGGTTTGGAGAATAGAAAGATCTAGTGTTTCTCCAATCAATTCTCACCCTTCTGAATTAGCTTTAGATGGATATAATTTTACAAGAAATATATCTAATGACGGTACAATTGAAAACTTATCTAATGAAATATCTTTAATACTAAGGAGCAATGATGCCAGTTTATCAATATAAATGTGATTGTGCACAAGAAGAGGACCAAAATCCTATTTTTGAGTATGAGCGTGGAATAAAAGATCCAGAGCCTACATATTTATGTCCAGAGTGCGACATGCCTATGGGAAGAGTATATAGTGTTCCTGGAGTTAAATTTAAAGGCTCTGGTTTTTATGCAACCGATAGCAGGATTAATCCAAAATGACAGAGCTAGAAAAACCATTTGAACAAATGAATACTGTTGTTGAGATGACATTGAAAGGTTATAACCCAACAGAAATTGCCAAAGAACTTGAGATTAAGAGAGCCGATGTTCTTAGGATAATAGAAGAGTGGAAATCTTATGCCCAAAATGATAAGAGCATACAAGAACGTGCAAGAGAAGCACTCGTTGCATCAGATCAACACTACAGCATGCTAATAAATCGTGCATGGGAAACCGTAGAGCAATCAGATGTTGCGGCAGACCTTAAGGCAAAGGTATCTGCGCTAAAGCTTGTTTCAGATATACAGGCTAAACAAATGGAAATGCTTCAAAAAGCTGGCCTACTTGATAATGCTGAGGTCGGTGCAAGAATTGCTGAAGCAGAAGAAAAACAAGAAATATTAATGGGTATATTAAGAGACGTAACTTCAGAATGTAGTCATTGCCGTAGAGAGGTTGCACAAAGACTTTCTAGAATATCTGGTGCGGTAGAGCCAATAAGTATTGTGCAAGTAGACAATGGCTGATTTTAGCGAATTTTTAAGCGCCCTAGATAAAGATGAGTTTGAAGAAACTCCAGCAGATCTAAGAGAGTTTGTTACATCAACTAAGTATTTAGGTTTACCACCTCTTTCTGAAAATCAATACATAATGTTAAAAGCAATGACTCAGATATATAAAAAAGAAACATTGTATAGGTGGCTAGGCGAAGAAGAAGGCGAAAAAAGATGGAAGCAAACCTGTAACGAAGTTATATTTCAGTTAGGAAAAGGTTCTGGAAAAGACTATACATCTACAATTGCTGCAGCATACATAGCACATTTATTGTTATGTCTAAAAGACCCAGCCGTATATTATGGAAAACCACCAGGAGACTCAATAGACATTCTTAATATTGCCATTAACGCAGTTCAAGCAAACAACGTATTCTTTAAAGGCTTTAGGGCTAGACTAGATAAGTCACCATGGTTTGTTGGAAAATATAACGCTAAGGCTGGCTCCATAGAGTTTGATAAAAGCATTACAGTTCATTCTGGACACTCAGAAAGAGAAGCCTGGGAAGGATACAACGTTTTGGTAGTAGTACTAGATGAGATATCTGGATTTGCCCTTGAATCAACAACTGGACATGATCAGGCTAAGACTGCCCAATCTATTTATGATATGTATAGAGCCTCCATATCATCACGTTTCCCAGACTTTGGAAAGCTAATATTACTATCATTCCCTAGATTTAAAAATGACTTTATTCAACAAAAATATGAAGATGTTATATCTCAGAAAAATGTCCTTATTAAATCACATACATTTATCTTAAACCCAGATTTACCAGAAACTGAACCAGGAAACACATTTAGTATACAGTGGGAAGAGGACGATATTATAGCCTACAAGATTCCAAATGTTTATGCCTTAAAAAGACCAACGTGGGAGATTAACCCAACTAGAAAAATTGAAGACTTTAAAATTGAATTCTATCGCAATGCTGAAGACGCTCTATCCAGATTTGCCTGTATGCCACCAGAAGCTGTAGATGCATTCTTTAAATCAAGAGAAAAAATAGAGTCTGCATTTAATAATCCAAACTTGGCAGTAGATTCATCTGGAAGGTTTGCCGATTGGTTTAAACCACAAGATGACAGAGAATATTTTATACACATCGACCTTGCACAAAAGCATGACCATTGTGCTGTTGCCATGGCGCACGTAGAAAAATGGGTAAACCTAAAAGTTGGAAATGAATACGCACAGTCCGCACCAATGATAACTGTTGATGCTGTGAGGTATTGGACACCAACATCATCTAAGAGCGTGGATTTTAGCGAAGTCAAAGACTACATATTGTCACTAAAGCAGCGAGGGTTTAACATAAAGCTTGCTACATTTGATAGATGGAATTCACATGAAATGATGCAGCAGCTAAAGGCATACGGAATGAACACAGAGCTGCTATCGGTTGCCAAAAAACACTACGAAGATTTTGCATTAATTATTGCCGAAGAGCGGGTAAAAGGACCAGTACTTCCATTGCTTATAGATGAATTACTACAACTTAGAATTATTAGAGATAGGGTAGACCACCCAAGAAAAGGATCCAAAGACCTTGCGGATGCAGTTTGTGGAGCAATATATAATTCAATATATCACTCTAGGCGTAAAGAAAATAAAGAAATTGAAGTGCATACGTTTAAAGAAATGCAAAGAGATAATTATTTAGAAGAACAACAAAAACAGGTCAAGAATTTAGTTACTCCGCCAAGGCAAATGCCACAAGAATTATCCGATGCGCTTGGTAGTATGGGTATAGTATAACCGTTTTAGTACTCATTTACTGATATAATTATCCTGGTAATCATTGTATTACCTAGGAGAATGGGAAATCAATAAATTAAAAGTAATATTAGGTTCATTTCTATTAATTGCCTTCCTATTTTGTATAGGTCAGCAGTCAGCTTACGCTACAGATAATGGATCTGGTTCAGAACAGGTTATAGTAAGCCCTGCCCAACAGGCAGTTAATACGGCTTTATCAACTGCTACTACAGAGGTTCAGCAGGCAGTAGACGCTACAAATAATGCCACCATAGCAATATCAGAGGCACAAGCAGAGTTACCATCTGCACAAACAGCTGTTTCAGCACTTAGCCCAGTAGTTACAGAAGCCCAGTCAGCAGTAAGTAATGTTCAGTCTGCAATAAATACAATAACCTCAATTGATTTAAACTTAAATCCAATTGATCAAAGTTCTCAAACAGTACAGGATGCAAAAACTACTGTTTCAACTGCACAATCAGCAATATCTAATATTAACACCACATTGGCACAAACCGAAATCAATCAATTAACTACAGAAAGAACACAGGCATCCACACTTCAAGCAACAGCTCAGACAGAGCTAACTCAGGCTAACACTGCTATTGATAACGCACAAACAGCAGTAAATAATTTACAGGCCACCATTGGAACAACAACCAACGTCTTGGCTGGAGTAGATGACGCTGGAATAAGAATGAACTTACCGTTTGGAATGCAAATGGGTGGAACTGTTTATAATGATGTATATGTAGGGTCAAATGCAACTATCACATTTGGCGTAGATCAAGGTTGGGTATATTATCAAACTCCAGACGCTCCTTCGGTTTCTATTGCTGGTTGGGACTGGACAACCTGGAGCACAGGAACTGGAATTACATATTCAACAACTGGAACAAGTTTAGATATTGCCTGGGACTTAAGACCATTTCCACAACAAGATGCTTCTACACAAATGGTTCAAATAAGGTTCAATGCTGACGTAAATCCAAATGATGGTGCCTGGATGGCTAATGTGACTGCTGTTGGCCCAATACCAGATCAGGCAAGATTTAATTATAGAGAATCAACTAATGGAACAATAATTCCAATAGCAGATACTAATACTGGTTCGGGATTTTCAGGTCAAATAAGTCAAGGTTCAGCATTTACTCCATATGTGGATCCAAATACATCTTCTGTTCAGGCTGCCGTGGATGCAGCAAATGCAGCAATTACACAATTAAATCAAAGCCTTACACCAGTTGTTAGTCAAAATGCTATAAACAATTCAGCTTTATCAACTCTGCAGTCAAACATAAACTCTTTAAACAATACAATAAACTCTGTTTCATCCACAAAAAACTCTTTGCAGTCAACATTAAATACCAGAGCCTCAACATTAAATACTGCTATTAATAGTAACATTCCAACCCCAGCACCCATACTTGCAGAGCCAGTCGTTGATGGCAATACGGTTATTATTTCACCAGAGTTGCCAGAAGGATACACCGCCAACACTTGGTTTTATCAGGTAATAACAAATGATCCTAATGCAGAAAATCCATATGAGGGTGGAACGTATAATACAACTGGTGCCCCAGAGTCTATTGAGTTAGCTGGTTTGACAGAAGGCGCTACATATACAATTAGAGTTGCAAATTGGTCTGGTCCAGTAAGTCAATATACCGAAACAGTTATATCTATACCTACAACACAAAGTTCAAACCTAACTACTGGTGGATCAGTTGTTGATATGCCAGTAGATCAACCACCAGTCGAAGAACCACCTGCCGAAGAACCACCTGCCGAAGAGCCACCTGCTGAAGAACCACCTGCAGAAGAGCCACCAGCCGAAGAACCGCCAGCCGAAGAGCCACCTGCTGAAGAACCACCTGCAGAAGAGCCACCAGCCGAAGAACCACCAATGACTGAAGAAGAAATAATTTCAGCTGTAGAAGATTTAGTTAGTGATGGAAACTTAACTACATCAGAAAGCGAAGCAATACTAGACGCTTTGTCTGCTGACGGTGAAATAAGTTCAGAAGAAGTTTCAGACTTATCAGATGCATTATCTTCTGATGGTGATTTTACAGAGGCGGAGAAAGATTTAGTAGCGGAAGCACTAATAGAATCATTTGATGGAGAAGCTGTCTCTGCAGAAGCAATTAAAGAATCTGGACTTGAGTTTAGCGATTTACCACCATCAACACCTGTAGAAGTTAGAAGAGACGAAAATGGAAATGAGGTTGTTATAGTTGCAGCAGTTGCTTCAGCTTTAGAAAATCTAGCAAGTCCAGCTGCTCTTATAAGTGGGATTGGCAATTGCATAAATCCAGTTGATGAAAATGATCCAAACTATGATCCAGATGCACCAAAATGTGAAATATTTACAGCATTATCAAATATTGGTGCAGACATGAGCACAGAAGAAAGAGAAGAAGCTACCGACATGATGGTGGCAACAGTTGTGGCAGCGGGTGCAGCAATAAATGCTGTCGCTGCAGCAGGAACAACCACTGGAGGATCCACTAGCGGTGGGTCAGGTGGAGGAGGAGCCTCTGGCGAATCCAAGGGGGTAAGGAGAAGAAGACGATGATGAAGATAATAAAGGACATGATTGACCAACTTTGGACACTCCTTGGCATGTTTATCGCCTGGGTTGTCCTTGATGGCAGTGCAAAAACTGTGGTGGGTTATGCAATAGTGGGAACAATAATAGCTTGGATAATCACATATCCAATACGCAATAGAGAGGAGGACTAATATGGCAAAGAAAAAAGAAATTGATCTTACAGCAATCGATCCAGTTACTGGAGAAGAAGTTATAGGATCATCAGCCGTAACTAATATTTGGAACATCCTTATGAGAATTGTCGCAGTTTTTGCGGCATCAGGACTTTCAGTAATTGGTGCAGGATCTTTAGTAGGAATTGACACAATGAAGGCGGTCATTCTTGCTGGTACACTTGGTGTTGCTACTGTAGTTGAAAAACTTGCAAGAGCATTCCTAGATGACGGTAAATTATCTGCAACAGAAATCAATTCTGCATTTGCAAAAATTGATAAAAACGCAGAATAGTAGTAGACAGAAAAAATATAGGGGTGTATAGTAATATATACCCAGCGGTGTTAGCTTAGTTGGTTAAAGCCCCCGACTCATAATCGGGTAATCGTAGGTTCAAGTCCTACACACCGCACCAGCCCCACAGGCCTTTAGGATGGCTAGTTACACATCTACCCCCTGCCAAGTGCAGGAATTTCTGTGGGGCCCCTTTTATATTGTGTATTAGGGCAATAAATGATATACTTAATTAACGGAGGATCAATGGACGGCGTCAATTTTCAAATGGGTGGTTATCAGGATGAAGACGGCACCATAAACCTAAGTTTAAAATCTGGAGAAGATTTTGAGCTAGATGTTTCATACAGAGATCCACTGCTAGCACAATTTGTTGTAATGAATTTACCATTTATACTTGCAGATATGATGGAGCAAGCAATGGAAGAATCATTTCAATATAATATGGATGAAGAATTAAGAAAAATTTTAGAGGAGGGTAAGTAATGCCAAAGAGAAAAGCAACCGCATTTAATCCAATGCAGATTAAAAATGGTAGAATTGTTCGTTTAAGAAAAGATGGAACAATTAAAGCAGACTTTGGACCGTACACTCCTAAAAAGAAAGTGGGTAAAAAATAATGCCATATAACATTGGTGGAAGAGGAACAAATGGTTGTTCTGGGTATCCAGTAGTAAAAGATGATGGAAAAGTTATGGGATGTCACAAGACAAGAGAAGAGGCACTAGCTCAACAAAAGGCTTTGTATGCGTCTGAAACAAATAAGTCTATGGATACAGATCCTGGTATTCTTGGAGAAGAAAGAGAAGCTGTGTTAGATCCAGCAGAGTCTCCTATAAGTTGGGGTGGAGTATTTAAACCAGTAGTCACAAAAGCTGCCAAGCCTAACTATGGTGGAGTTATTAAGCCACGCAAAGGGGAGCCAGCAGACAAAGAGTTGTATGCAAGAGTTATCGCTGAGGCTAAGCGTAAATTTGATGTTTACCCATCTGCTTATGCAAATGCTTGGGTGGTTCAAGAGTATAAAAGACGTGGTGGAAAGTATAAATCTGGCAAATAGCCAAAAAAGTATTGACTTAGACCCACATTACTTGATATATTAGTTGTGTGGGTTTTTTGTGGGGATTAGCTCAGCAGGCAGAGCGAGAAGCTGTTAACTTCTATGTCCCTGGTTCGAATCCAGGATTCCCAGCGGTCATATCCAAAAGGATATTTCCAAACTCTATATATAGAAAAGGAAAAATAAAAAAATATGAATAACACAATCAAAAGGATCTCTACTGTAGTAGTCTCGGCTATTGCAGCAACATTCTTGGTTGCAGTTCCACAGGCTCAAGCAGCAGTAAGTAACGGATACGTACTATCCGACTCTTTATCTGCAGGTGCTCGTGGAGTAACAGTACTAGCAGACACTACTAAGGCAGAAGCTGGAGTTAATGCAGTAGTTGTATTAACAACAAGCGACACCTTGGCTTCTACAGCAGATGACAATGTTTCATTGGAAATCTCTGGACCTGCTACATTTACTGATTACACAGCAGCAGGCTCAAACCCTACAGGGGTTACGCTTACCAACCTAGGTAAACTATTTACATTTACGGCTACAACCTCATCAGCGGTCACATTGCCAACAAATGTTAAATTAACTGTTAATGGTGAAGGAACTGTAACAGTCACTCAAAAGAAGAAGGTAGGATCTACCACTTCTACGATTGACATCAAGACAATTTATACCTCAACTGTTGCAAAGACAAATGTTTTGTCAGTAGCAAACAGTTTTGGACGTGTTCAAGATACTTCAACACAAGGCACACTAGCTTCTAGCGTAGATGTTGCTGGATCAACAACTGTTGTTAATGGTGGAACAGGCTACGTGAACGTTCTTGCAAAAGATGCTTACGATGCAACACTTTCAACAAATGGTGTGATTCAAGCAATCGCTACTGGTGGAGCGGTAGTTGCATGGGATGGAACACCTACTACACAGGTTAATGCAGCAGCAAAAACTGGTGTTGGTGGAGTTCTATATGTAACTCAAGGTACAGCAAATGCTGGAAAGCCAGTATCTACAACAATCACAATTACATTTAACGGTGTAACTTTAACCACAAAGTCAATTACATTTACTGGTCAGGCTGCGTCTATCGTAGTTTCTGGTGAAGATATTGCACAGGCTGGCGGAGCACGTACAGGAACATTTGACTTCGTAGTCAAGGATTCTGCTGGCAACCAACTTGCTGGAATTACTCCAACTGCCGATACAACAAAGTATGACGCACAAGTAACTGCTGTTTCTATCGCTGGAGCATCATCTGCTACAGCAGTACAAACTGGTGGTTGGACATGTGCTGCTACTTCAGGATCTACAAAGGTCCGAATCAAGCACGTTCTTGCAGATCTAACAACCATTTACTCTAATGAGTTTGATGCACGTTGTGGTCAAGGTGTAAACAAGTACACAGCAACTATGGATAAAGCTTCATACCTTCCAGGAGAAATTGCAACATTAACTGTATCCGCAACTGATATTTCAGGTGCAAAAGTACATGATGCTGCAACTCTAGGAACTGGAGTGGCAATTTCCGCTGGTGGACTAACACTAATCGGAACTGCAGCCTCATCAGATACATTTACAAACGGATCAAAGACTTACAAGTTTACCGTTGGTAATAATACTGGTTCATACAATGCGGTAGTTGACCTACCAGCATATGTTGCAACAGATTCTGCTAAGGTAGTATCATATAAGGTTGCACCAAGCTCAGCAGAGGTTTCAAATGCTGAGATACTAAAGGCAATCGTAGCTTTAATTGCACAAATCAATAAGCAAATTGCAGCACTACAGAAGTTAATTCTAAAGAAGTAACTACTGACACCTGGGGCATGTGTATAAAATGCCCCACCTAGATCTCATAGTTCATTTGGTTAGAACACTACTAAAGTAGAAGATACCAGTTCAAGTCTGGTTGGGATCGCTGGGGCGGGCCAAAATTCCACCACCACACCTTTTTGGTCTGCCCCTCCTATTGACATAGGCCAATTTAATAGTATAAAATTAATATATAACTACTAGAGAATGGATAGAGATGCAAACATTTCTAACATCAACAAATTCATATGAGTGTGCTCAGTCCCTCGACTCAAAAAGACTAAATAAACAAATATTAGAGTGCTATCAAATACTAAATATACTTTCTAATAACTCACCCTCTGGGGCATGGAGAAACCATCCAGCTGTTTTAATGTGGAAAGGGTATGAGCATGGATTGTGGAAATATGTACAGTCGATGGTATCTGAGGCAAAGTCTCGTGGTATTAAAACAGACAAGAACGAAGAAAACTTAAGCAGTCTTTATAATAGATTTAGTAATGATTGGGGTAAGCATCCTCAGCAGTGGTGGATGAATCAAGATACCGTTATGCGTATTATAACAACACATAAGGCAAATCTATTTAAAAAAGACCCTATGTATTATTTAAAATATCAACACGCATTGTCTAGTCCATATAATACACCATGTTGTGATAAGTGCCAGTATTTTTGGGTAACACATTATGAAAGACAAAATGCAGGAAATTAAATTAACAACTGGTCAGGCAGAACAACTTCAAGAATTTATTACGGATCATAGGAATGCCTGCTACACTTATTTATATGATGAAGAAGATGTTAAAGAAGGCTGGGAGTCATATGATGCATATGATGGCTGCGACACTTGCGATACAAGAGAGCACCTAATGGCGACATTTGATTGGCTAAGAAAAAACAATATAATAGATATACATGTTGAGTAAATATGTATGTCTCTGTAGCTCAGTCGGATAGAGCAACTGCCTTCTAAGCAGTAGGTCGCAGGTTCGATTCCTGCCAGGGACGCTTGGCCTCTGTAGCTCAGTGGCAGAGCAACCGCCTTGTAAGCGGTAGGTCGGGGGTTCAAATCCCTCC